TCACCAATGAAAGTGAATTCGAAAATTTAGTGGATAGTATCTTAAAAGAGTTTGAGTTATTCAGCCGTAAAATATTTGTATTGAAGTTAGACCCATCAAAAGAATTGGTAGTGAGTTACAACATCATTCCAAATTCAGCAAAATTCCTTCAATCTACCATTATGGTACATAGAAAGAAAGAGTCAAATACAATGTATACTATCAATGCATTAAATAGACTTATTACTACTGAAAATGGTGGAGTGTTAGACAAATCATACCAAGTTGATTGGCAGAAATATAGAAATTCAATTATACTAACCGATAGTACTGGGTACAAGGTAATGAAGACAACTTTGTTCCGAATTATTGATGTTAATTAACCCCAGCGCCATACTTATATAAGTACGAAAGTACAACAACAAAATAAAAAATAAAATATTTTAAGATACATTTGGAATTGTCACCCAAATGTTGTATATTAGTGACAAGTTAACAATTAATAATTAAAAAGGAACAATTATGGCTATTGATTTAGACGCAATCCGCAATCGTTTGAATACACTTCAAACAAAAGTAACAAAGACTGATAATCTTTGGAAACCACAACCAGGTAAACAACAAATCCGTATTTTACCTTACACCCACAACACTTCAAATCCGTTCATCGAACTGTATTTCCATTTTGGATTCGGTGGTAAGAACATCATCTCTCCAAGTTCATTTGGTGAGGCAGACCCTTTATTGGAATTTGCTGAGAAGTTGAAAGCAACTGGAAATCGTGATGATTACCAATTGTCTCGTAAATTGACTCCTAAGATGAGAACATACGTACCAGTATTGGTTCGTGGTGAAGAGTCTGAAGGTGTTAAGTTTTGGGGATTTGGTAAAAACGTTTACCAAGAACTATTAGGGTTCTTCGCAGATCCAGATTATGGCGATTTAACCGACCCTGTAAATGGTCGTGATGTAACAGTAGAATTCAAAACTGCTGCTGAATTGGGTAAATCTTATCCCGAAACTTACATTCGTGTTAAACCAAGCACTACTCCAATCTCAGAAGACTCAAATGTATTGGAAATGTCAAAAGACCAAATCGAACTTCCAGGTATGTTCAAAAAAGTAACATATGAAGAAATGGAAGGTATGTTGAAGGAATGGTTAGAAACTGGTGAAGTATCAGACTCTAAAGAACAACCAACTGCTGAAACAAGTAAACCGACTGAAGCAACTTCTCCCGCATCTAACGTAAAAGATGCATTCGATGATTTATTTAACGACTAATTAGTATGGCTAAGAAGAAGGAAAGTTCTCGTGATGAACTATCTTCTATCCTCGCTAACAACCTAAACAAGAAGTTTAAGTCCGCCAATAAGGTGGCTTTCTTCTTGGATGGGGAAGAGACAACTCCTACCGACTTAGATGAGTGGGTATCGACTGGCTCTCCTATGTTAGATTTAGCAATCTCAAACCGACCAAATGGTGGATTACCAGTAGGTCGTATTACTGAGATTACAGGATTAGAGGGTAGTGGTAAATCACTATTGGCAGCTCACTCAATCGCAGACACTCAGAAGAAGGGTGGTCTTGGAGTCTATATAGACACCGAGAACGCAATGAATCAAGAGTTCTTAGAAGCAATTGGTGTAGATGTCAAAAAGATGTTATACGTTCCATTAGAAACTGTGGAAGACATCTTTGAAGCAATCGATTCAATCATTGAATCAGTTCGTTCTTCTGATAAGAAGAAATTGGTTACAATCGTAGTTGACTCCGTAGCAGGTGCATCTACTAAAGTTGAGATATCAGCTGATTATGACCAAGCCGGTTACGCAACTCAAAAAGCCATCATTATTTCGAAGGCAATGAGAAAAGTAACTAATCTTATTGGTAGAGAACGAATTTCACTAATCTTCACCAACCAATTGAGAACACGATTAGGTGTATCATTCGGTGACCCTTGGACAACGAGTGGTGGTAAGGCAATTGCGTTCCACTCATCGTGTAGATTACGACTGAAACAAATGGGTCAGTTAAAATCCAAAGTGGGTGGTGTAGACCAGGTGGTTGGTATTAAGACTCGTGCTCAAGTAGTTAAGAATAGAATGGGGCCACCACTCCGTTCGGTAGATTACGATATTTACTTTGATAGAGGTATCGATAATTATGGCTCTTGGTTACAAATGATGAAGAGTTACAAACTGATTGACCAAAGTGGTGCTTGGTACACTTATGTAGATAAAGAGACTGGTGAAGAGATTAAATTCCAAGCTAAGAATTTCGAAGACCTCTTAGAAGAGAAACCCGAACTAAAAGAGTCGATTTATTCTCAAATTTGTGATGCATACATTATGTCTTACAAAAAATCAAGCGCAGAAGCAAACATAGATAACGTAGAAGTAGAAGATTTCGATGCATAATAGATACGCAGAACTCCTCAAAGAAGTGAGTAAAGAACATAGTGAAGTTAAAGACGAAAGTCTAAATGATAACGTTCTAATCATAGATGGATTAAACCAATTTATCAGAGTATTTGGGGCAGTACCTGCGTTGAATGATGATGGAGAACTTTGCGGTGGTGTGACAGGATTTCTCTTGTCCACCGCTGCAACCATCAGAAGATTGAAACCTACACGTGTCGTTATCGTGTTTGATGGTAAGGGTGGGTCTAATCGTAGAAAGTCAATGTATAAGGGTTATAAGGAAGGTCGCACTGGTCTGACTAAAATCAATAGATTGGCTGGATACGAGGATTTAGAGGACCAATCGGAATCGATGAGGAAGCAATTTGCTCGACTCATTGAGTACCTTCAAATCTTACCCGTATCTCTTACCTATATTGATTATGTTGAAGCAGATGACATCATAGCATACCTTGCAAATCATTACTTCAAGAAAAATGTTACGATTATATCATCAGATAAGGATTTCTTACAATTGGTAAATCCACGTATCAGAGTATGGGCCCCTACAAAGAAGAAAATGTATGATGAGGCACTTGTAATAGAAGATTATGGTATTAAACCACAAAACTTGGTATTTTATCGTGTTATTGAGGGTGATAAATCTGATAACATTGAGGGGGTTCGTGGTGTGGGTCAAAAAACCATTCATAAAAAAATGCAATTCCTAAATGAGGATACGCTTGATTATGATGGGTTTATTCAAAAAATAAAAACTGAATGTGATGATAAGTTGTCACAAAAGTTGATTGAAAATGTGACAACTATGGAGATTAATTACAAGTTGATGCAACTCAAAGACCCTGAAATATCATCATCAATTAAATCAAATGTCAGAGAGATTATGGATTCACATAGCTCTAATTTTGATATTGTAGAATTTAAGAAGATGTTTATGTATGATAAACTATATACTGCATTTTCCAATGTAGATTCGTGGTTGAGAAATTCATTTTTATCGTTGGATGGTTTTTTAAAGAATGAAAAGTGATTATAGAACTGAAATTTGGAATGGTGAATTAGAATACCACACTTATACAGAACGTGGTTGGTTAGGTATAGGTGGGCCAGAACATCCTATGTTTAAAGGAATGGTCGAGCGTATTTTAACGGAATCAAAATACATATCAGACTACAAGTTATATGTGATTGGTGGTTTACTGGAAGAGTGGGTGTCTTGGGATATCGATTTTGCCATAACTGGTGAATTTGACCCAATAAAAATAAAAGAGATATTTGAGGTAATTACTAAGATTTCATTCGAAATGAGAATATTTACCGATTGTCACTATCAAAAAAAACTATGGCCAGTACATTTGTATTGTAGATATGGTGGATACGAGGAAGCACACGAGTGTTGGAGATTATCTAATCGATTTGCACGAGATGGGGTCTATCAAGACCTAAGTAGCTTTGAGTATGCTGATGGGTTGTACAAACAAACAATACAGTATCCATTTCCAAAGCATATTAAGCGTAGGGAAGAAGGGTATAGTTATAAACCGGCACTTTTATTAAATTAAGTTTGGATAGTTAAAAATAAAGTCGTATATTAGTGACTATATGGAGAAGTTAGGAAGTAAGTTTAGTACATCATTTCAAAATAAGGTAATATCGGCTATCATATCAGATAGGTCGTTTACTCGACAAATCTATGATATACTAAAACCAGAGTACTTTGATTCGGAAGCGTCTGAGTGGTTAGTTAATACTACTCTAAAATATTTCGATGAGTATGAGACAATGCCAACGTTAGATGTCCTTAAAGTAAAGATAAATGGTATTGAGAGGGATGTACTGAAGACTTCAGTCGTGGATACTCTTAAATTTGCTTGGAATCACTTAGAAACCGAAGATTTACCTTACGTAAAGGAGCAAGTTCTTGATTTTTGTAAGAATCAGTCTATCAAGAACGCAATCTTAGATTCCGTGTCCTTATTAGAGGATGGTAAGTATGAAACTATTAAAAAGAATATTGATACTGCAATGAAAGCAGGTCAAGATTCTGATATTGGTCACGAATACAAGACTATGGTTACGGAAAGATACGAGGATAGCGTTCGTAATGTCGTATCTACTGGTTGGGATGTTATTGATGAAATTACACAAGGTGGATTTGGTAAAGGTGAGTTAATCCTATTTGCAGCTCCTCCTGGAATCGGTAAATCGTGGTCTTTGGTTAATATTGGTGTAAACGCAATGAAAAAGGGTAAGGTCGTAGCACATTATACTTTGGAATTGAATGAAGGTTACACGGGTCAGAGATATGATGCTGTACTAAGTGGGGTCGCAGTAGCTAATTTAAAATACAATATGGATGATGTTAAGAAGGCGGTTGAAAATGTGCCAGGCGACCTTGTTGTAAAACACTATCCTACCAAAACTGCAAGTGTAAACTCACTAAAAGCACATATGGATAGAATGACCTTACAAGGTAAGAAGCCAGATTTGGTGATTGTTGATTATGCTGACCTTTTACGAGGACCAAAAAAAGAAAAGAGACACGAAGAGTTGGAAGAAATCATAGAAGACCTCAGAGGTATGGCGGGTGAGTATGACGTTCCGGTATTTACTGCATCTCAAATCAATAGAAGTGGCGCGGAAGATGACATTATTACAGGTACGAAGATTGCAGGGTCATTCTCAAAGATGATGACTGCTGACTTTGTGGTATCACTTTCTCGTAAGATTGAAGATAAACTTGCTGGAACTGGTAGATGGCACGTAATTAAGAATCGCTTCGGTCCTGATGGGATGACGTTCCCATCTAAAGCAAACTTCTCAACTGGTCAAATTCACATCTATAATGAGGACTCTATAAATGGTAGACAAACCAAAAAAGATATGAAACAAGGGGAGAGTTTAGTAAGAAAAGAATTAGCTCAAAAATATAAAGAAATGAATGGTGATATTGGTTTTTAGAGACTATATATAACCACCCCAATTAACATAATGTCTAACAATTCAAAAAGGAGAACCCTATGGGTCTATTTGATAATCGCGTACCTTTTAAACCATTTGAATATCCAGAATATTACACCGAAGGTTGGTTAAAACAAGCACAAGCATTTTGGTTACATACCGAAATACCAATGCAAGGTGATATTAAGGATTGGAATGAAAATTTGTCACTCGAAGAAAAGAACTTGGTAGGTAATATCCTATTAGGGTTTGCTCAAACGGAATGTGCAGTCTCCGATTATTGGACAGGTTGGGTTACCGAGTGGTTTCCTAAACACGAAATCAAACAAATGGCAATGATGTTTGGTTCACAAGAAACTATTCATGCAACTGCATACTCATACTTGAACGAGTCGTTAGGATTGGAAGATTTCGAAGCATTCCTACACGAACCAGCAACTGCTGATAGATTTGAGAATCTTGCTAACATTGAAAACAACTATACTTGGGAAGACCTCAAGGAGAATCCAGACGCAAGAAGAGAAGTGGCAAGGTCACTCGCAATCTTCTCAGCATTTACTGAAGGTGTGGCTTTATACTCCTCATTCGCAGTTCTATTCTCA